ATGGCATCAATTACTTCTTTGCAGAGAACGAAAGTGATGTTGCAGAGATAGAGGCGTTATTGCCAATTCCAATAATAGAGGAAGCTATAATAGAAAAGGTTAACCTTTCGAACATTGATATAGCATCATTGACAGATGCGCAGATAATAGAGCTTAAGAATAGATTAAATAATCTATAAGATGGAAATCAAAGAACACTTTATGGACAAGGAGCAATACCTTGTCGGCAGTGGTAAAAAGGAGTGGATATTTTTGCACCACACAGCAGGTTGGGATAACCCTATGGGAACAATCGACGGTTGGAATAGAGATACGAGGGGAAAGATAGCTACTGAATTTGTATTGGGCGGTCAGAGTATAATAAAAAAGAAAGACCATCACTACGATGGTATTATAGCACAGGCATTTCCAAAAGGGAACTACGGATGGCACCTTGGCACAGGAAACAGTTTGATGCACCGAAATTCAGTAGGCATTGAGATTTGTAGTTTTGGTCAAGTGGTCAAGGGAAAGAACTATGTCAACCTGCCTGTTCCTGAGGAGCAGACAGTAAAACTTGATAAAGCATTTCGTGGATTTCAGCATTGGCACAGATACTCAGATAAGCAGTTGGTTAGTTTGAAGGAGTTGATTTTATTTATTGCCAACAGAGATAGTATAGACCCAAGAAAGGGGTTGGTTGAACTAATAAAGGAAAAGGGAGCGGAGGCGTTTAATGTGATGGACGTAGCTATGTGTTCAAAAAAACACGGAATGTGGACTCACACCAACGTATTAAAGGGAAAGGTGGACTGTAGCCCACAACCTAACCTAATAGATATGTTACTATCTTTATGATATGGGGGATAATTGGTTTAAGATACACAGTATCTATGCGGTAACGTCAACACTTCAACAGTACGAGAGCACAGAAGAGGACGATGAGGACGATGTGTTAAAAAGAATAAGACTTAATAATATGGGATTGGTTGACGACTATGAGATAGACGTTGCGTATATTAACATTGTTAGTGACCCCATAGTAGGAATGTTACCTTGCTGTCTGTTATCTAAGAGAGCTAAGAATAAAAAATACTACACAGAATTAATTTTAGAATCAGGGAACATAATCTTTGCGGTTGGCAAGCCGGAGACTATCTTTGAAAAGCTCTGTGACTTTATGAAACAAAATGATTCCTTGTTATCTTCATAAAAAAACATATCTTTGTTTCTTATGGATATTAGAAAGATATCAGTAGGACCCGATTACAAAAGTGGAGCGATGCACTACATTGTGGGTCAGAAAATACTTGGTGATTCTAATGAGATACATTTAATAAAGTATGACGAGCAAGAAGGCTCTCTTCTTATTTATATAATAAACATAAAGAATGAAATAGTTTTATGGAAAAAATTTAACTCTACTGTTCCTATTGCAATCGAATTTAATATCCATTACTAATGAAGTCTCCTTTTTATTTTATGGTAACTCCTGTTGACGGGAGAAGGTACAACAATACAAAAAATTTATCAGGCACTGACATAGTTGTCAGCACCTCTGAGGAAGACCATAAGTTTTCAAATAGGTTTGCCGAGGTTATAGAAACGCCTCTTGGGTATAATGGTCCTATAGAGACAGGGGACACCCTTCTTGTTCACCACAACGCCTTTAAGTTTTATAACGACATTAAAGGAAACAGGAGAAGCGGAAAGAGTTTTTTTAAGGACGACATATTTTTTATAGAGACAGAACAGTTTTTTCTATATAAAAAGGGGAATGAGTGGCACACATACGATAGGTATTGTTTTGTCGCACCTATTCCATCTGTTGATTACTATATCAAAAAAACTTTCTTGAACGAGCCCTTGAGGGGCATAATGAGATACCCCAATGATTATTTAATCAGTCAAGGCGTATCCGCGGGTGACCATATTTGTTTTACCCCCAACAGCGATTACGAGTTTGAGGTGGATGGGGAAAAACTATATAGAATATATGACCATCAAATAACAATCAAGCTATGATAAATATAATCGACGATTTTTTAGATACGCAGACCTATAAGGACACCTACGAAAGACTTTGTTCTAACGAGTTCAAAGAGGTCGTTGCGGGTGATAAAAGTTTTTGGGTTCAGTATGATACGCCTGAGTTTGCGGAGATGATTATAAAAAAAATTAGCTCAGTAGAGGGTGTGGAGAGAACAAATGTGTATAGCTTTTTTCGTGTTGCGACAAATAAGGTCGACACCGATTGGCATATCCACAGCGATGCTATAATAAATGGCGACAGACCCAAGAGGGCATTAGTGCTTTACCTATCTCCACCGGAAGGGGAGCTTGGGCTGCACGGAACGGCGTTTTGGGAACACAAGGAGCTTGGTCACTCGTTGCCCGAGGATATATCATTTGATAAGTATGACGATGTTCTATTAAATGAGTCTAATAATATACAGAAGTGGAACCTATCTTCTGTTGTTGGGTATAAGGTCAATAGAGGGGTTTGCTATCCTTGTAATTTTTTTCACAGCAAGTACCCTAACGTAGGGTGGTCTAAAGGGAGAATTGTTTACGTAATGTTTTATAAATAAAATCAAATAAACTATGAATTTAATCTCATTTGACAACATCTTAAAAGAACCTAATGGTTATTTAGATGACATCACCAAAAACGGCTTTCAAGAGCTAATGGATGGCGAAAAAATATACAGCCACGTACAGCCAAGGGGAGACGACGACGAGTTCTCTAAGTTTGTGCTCGACTTATTTCGTAACTACACAGTAAAGTGGAACGTGGCTGTCGAGTCAGGGGTCTCAAGCTTTGAGGGTATGAGCGGAGATATAATCGCCGTGCTATCTCTCTCTGATAACCAAGAGTATGTCTCTGCTTTAGAGATTTGTGACGAGCAGGGTGATGTTTTAAATATGGCTTTCCCTAAATTTAATAGGATGATTGCTTTTACATCCGATACCGACGAGACAAAGGATGCTATCTATGGCTTTATGAAATACAAAACGGGTGGCGTTAGTCATATTATTTTTTTAGAGGAGGACAAGTGAGCAAAGAAATTAAACTAAGGATTATAGCCGCCGCCTATCGCGCCATCGACGAACTTATCAAGGTCGCCGAGGAGCCGATATTAACTCCTGACGAAGATGGCAATGACCTATCTGCTGATAAGTTAAAGAACGCCGCCGCCACCAAGAAGTTATCTATAGTTGATGCGTTTGAGATTTTAACTAGGATAGAATCCGAAAAAGAGAATATAGAGTCATCAGAGAAAGGAGTTGACAGAACTGATACAAAACAAGGCTTTGCAGAAAGAAGGTCGAAATAAAGAGCTATATAGAGAGCTGACGGACTACGTCCCTCATCAAGCTATGACCCAAAAGAATAGGGCACAGTCTTGGGACTATGGCTATCACGAGAAGTACGATATGGTTGTCATCTCAAAGACAGGGAAGATAGGTCAGATTATAAGCATATCAGGATTGGTGGTAGCTTTGCCACCAACACCTTCGGAGTTTGTTCAGAGGGACAACTTTAAGGCTGAGCAGTATTGGGAGAGAACGGTCTTACCAAAAGAGCTAAGTAGAATATCGTCTATCTTTCAGTGGAACGAGATGCCAAAAGAGTTTAAGAACAAGTGGGTTGACTATATAGAACGAGAGTTTGACTATAGGGAGAACGGCTATTGGTTTATGAACAACGGGAAGCTGACTTATATCACGGGGGCTCACTATATGTACCTTCAGTGGTCAAGCATTGACGTTGGGTACGCTGACTTTCGAGAGGCAAATAGAATATTTTTTATATTTTGGGAGGCGTGCAAGGCTGACCTACGTGCGTTCGGTATGATATACCTAAAGATAAGGCGCTCGGGGTTTTCTTTTATGTCATCATCAGAGTGCATTAATATAGGAACGCTTGTTAGAGATGCGCGAATTGGAATACTGTCAAAGACAGGAGCCGATGCCAAGAAGATGTTCACCGATAAGGTTGTGCCAATTAATAATCGACTTCCTTTTTTCTTTAAGCCCATTATGGACGGTATGGATAAGCCTAAGACAGAGTTGGCTTATAGGATTCCTGCGGCGCGTATTACAAAAAAAAATATGTACGATACGGGCAAGGACGAGTTAGATGGTCTTGATACAACGATAGATTGGAAGAACACGGAGGACAACTCCTATGACGGAGAGAAGTTAAAGCTATTGGTTCACGACGAGTGCGGTAAGTGGACGAAGCCCGTTAACATAAAAGAGAATTGGCGTGTGACAAAGACTTGTCTTCGTTTGGGTAGTAAGATTGTAGGCAAGTGTATGATGGGGTCTACATCGAATGCGCTATCTAAAGGCGGTCAGAACTTCAAAGATATATATGAGGACTCACGCGTATCTTCACGCAACGCAAACGGTCAGACAAAGAGTGGTCTATATGGCTTATTCATCCCTATGGAGTGGAATATGGAGGGGTTTATAGATAGGTTTGGGATGCCCGTGTTTGAAAAACCTATTGAGAAGGTTAAGGGTGTTGATGGGAATTGGATTTCTAACGGAGCTATAAACTATTGGGAGGCTGAGGTGGCATCACTAAAGTCAGACTCAGACGCTCTTAACGAGTTCTATCGTCAGTTTCCAAGGACAGAGTCTCACGCATTTAGGGACGAGAGCAAGCAGGCGATTTTTAATCTCACGAAGATATATCATCAGATTGACTATAATGATAGTATGATTAAAGAGCACTATATAACGAGGGGAAGCTTTTATTGGGAGGACGGGATAAAAGATAGTAAGGTGATATGGTCTCCTGATAAGAACGGCAGATTTTATATCAGTTGGTTCCCAACTAAGGGTATGCAAAACAACGTACACACAAGGCAGGGCGGTAAGTTTCCCGGAAACGAACATATGGGTTCTTTCGGCTGTGACTCTTATGATATATCAGCGGTAGTAGAGGGCAGGGGCTCTAACGGTTCTTTGCACGGACTGACCAAGTTTCATATGGAGGAGTTTCCCGCAAATGAATTTTTTTTAGAGTATATAGCACGACCACAGACAGCAGAGATATTTTTCGAAGAGGTTCTTATGGCGTGTGTATTCTTTGGTATGCCAATATTAATAGAGAACAACAAGCCTAGGTTACTATATCACTTTAAGAATAGGGGCTATAGAGGTTTCTGTCTTAATAGACCCGACAAGGTATTCTCTAAGCTATCAAAAACAGAAAGGGAGCTCGGCGGTATACCTAACTCATCAGAGGATGTCAAGCAGGCTCACGCCTCGGCAATAGAGTCATATATAGAGAAGTATATAGGTTTGGACTTAGAGGGTAGGTACAGAGACCCCGAACAGATGGGTACTATGCCTTTTATGAGGACATTGGAGGATTGGGCAAAGTTTGATATTAACGATAGAACAAAGTTTGACGCGTCTATCAGTTCGGGATTAGCGATTATGGCTAATCAAAAACACTTGTATCAGCCCGAGAAAAAAGAATCGAAAATTAGTATTAACTTTGCAAGATATAATCAAGATGGGAATCTTAGTCAATTGATACGATGAAAAATTTATTAATAGATATAACATCTTCGGTTTTCCCAACTCAGATGGCAACAGACGCAGAAAAAGCTTCCGATGCTTATGGGTTACAAGTCGGACAAGCTATTCAGTATGAGTGGTTTAAGAAAGACGGAAATAATTGCAGATACTACGGACAGGCTCGTGAGTTTCACAGACTCAAGCTATATGCTCGTGGAGAGCAGTCGGTGGCTAAGTATAAGAATGAGTTAGCCATTGATGGTGACCTATCTTACTTAAATATAGATTGGACACCTGTCCCTATCCTTCCAAAGTTTGTTGATATTGTTGTTAACGGTATGTCAGACAGATTGTTTAAGGTTAAGGCTTACGCGTACGATGCTATATCTCAAGGAAGAAGAACCGAGTACCAAAATATAATAGAGACTCAGATGGCGGGCAAGGATGCCTTGACTCTTATAGCAGAGCGTTCGGGAGCCAACCCATTTGTGATGGACCCTGAGAACCTTCCCGTTAATGACGAGGAGCTTCAGCTTCATATGCAGATTGCCTACAAGCCGGGCATTGAGATAGCCGAAGAGGAAGCTATCAACACAATGTTTGATAACAACCACTACGACGATATTAGAAAACGACTTGACTACGATGCTACTGTTATAGGTATGTGCGTGGCTAAGCACGAGTTCCTTCCGGGCGAGGGCGTTCGTATCTCATATGTAGACCCCGCGAACGTAGTTTTCAGTTATACTGAAGACCCTTTCTTTAAGGACTGCTTTTATTGGGGTGAGATAAAGACAATGGCACTTACAGAGCTTCTTAAGATTGACCCAAAGTTGACAAGGGAGGATTTAAGTGAGATATCTCAGTATAGCAACTCTTGGTACGACTATTTTAACGTGGCACAGATGTATCAGAACGATATGTTCTTCAAAGATACCGCTACGCTTTTATATTTTAACTACAAGACCACAAAGAAGATTGTCTATAAAAAGAAGATACTTGAAAATGGTGGGACAAGAGTAATAGAGAAGGACGACACGTTTAACCCACCGACAGAGATGATGGAGGAGGGTAAGTTTGAGAAGATAGAGAAGACCATCGACGTATGGTTTGAGGGGATTATGGTTATGGGTACTAACATTCTTCTTAAGTGGGATATGTCAGAAAATATGGTTCGCCCTAAGTCAGCATCTCAACACGCTATCCCAAACTACGTTGCTTGTGCGCCTCGTATGTATAAGGGTGTTATTGAGTCGTTGGTGCGTAGGATGATTCCTTTTGCCGACTTGATTCAGATAACTCACTTAAAGCTTCAGCAGGTTATCAATAGAATTGTCCCCGATGGTGTTTTTATAGATGCCGACGGATTGAGTGAGGTTGACTTAGGTACAGGTAACGCCTATAACCCCGAGGATGCGCTAAGACTTTACTTTCAAACGGGTAGTGTCATAGGGCGTAGCTTTACGGGTGACGGAGATTTTAATAATGCAAAGATTCCAATCACGCAGCTTACATCTAACTCAGGCACATCAAAGACACAGATGTTGCTCACTAACTATAACCATTATTTAGATATGATTAGGTCAGTAACGGGTCTGAACGAGGCTCGCGACGGTTCTAATCCCGACCCTAACTCATTGGTTGGTCTACAGAAGCTAGCTGCTCTTAACTCAAATACGGCTACACGCCATATACTTGAGTCATCTCTATATGTTTATAGAACATTGGCAGAGGCACTGACATATAGGATATCTGATATATTAGAGTACGCTGATTTTAAAGAGGAGTTTATCAATCAGATTGGAAAGCATAATGTTGGTATCTTAACAGAGATAAGTGACCTATATATATATGACTTTGGTATCTTCATTGAGTTGGCTCCCGACGAGGAGCAGAAGGCTCAAGTGGAGCAGAACATACAGATGGCTCTATCTAAAGGTGATATAAACCTTGAGGACGCTATTGATATCAGAGAGATTAAAAATCTTAAACTTGCCAATCAGTTGCTCAAGCTAAAACGCGTTAAAAAGAACGAGCGTGAGGAGCAGATGGAGATGCAGAAGCAAGCTATGATTTCTCAACAGCAACTAAAATCTCAGGAGATGGCGGGTCAGACCGCAATGCAAAAGATTCAAGGAGAGATTCAAGGTAAGATGCAGCTCAAGCAGATGGAGGTAGAGCTTGATATAAAGCTTATGAAAGAGCAGGCTATGCTAAAATCTAAACTTATGGCTGAGGAGTTTAACTACAACTTAAAGTTATCTCAGATGGAGGTGGGTGTTATGAACGAGCGTGATAATAAAAAAGATATCGCTAAGACAAACCGCATAAGCCAACAGAACACGCAGCAGTCTAAGATGATACAGCAGAAAAAAAACAACTTACCTCCATTGAACTTTGAGTCCAACGAGGATAGTTTAGATGGCTTTGACTTAGCTGAGTTTGAGCCTCGTTAAAAAATATCATAAATTTTGTCTAAATTTGCAATAAATTAAATCTAATCCAATGGATATCAAAGTAAGATTATTAGACGGTAACGAAGAAAAAGGTGTTGCTCAGGTAGAACAAGAGCTTCTTGAGAAACACGATAAAGAGATAAATACTGATGGTGGAGGGATAGATACAAGTAATCTATCTAGCACACCTGTAGTAGAGGAAGAGTTTGACGAGCAGAAGGTTCTCTCATATATCGGTAAACGATATAACAAAACGATTAACTCATTCGATGAGTTGGTTGCAGAGAGAAAGGAGTCCGAGGATTTACCCGAGGATGTTGCTTCGTTTTTGAAATATAAAAAGGAAACGGGACGAGGATTCGAAGACTTTGTTAAGTTAAAGAAAGATTTCGATTCAATGGAGCCCGAGACACTTGTAAAGGAGTATCTATCAGCGACCCAAGAGGGTCTTGACGGAGAGGATATAGAGACCTTGATGAGTGATTATAGATATGACGAGGATATTGACGATGAGTCAAAGATTAAGAAAATAAAAATTGAAAGAAAAAAGGTTGTAAACGAAGCAAAAAAATTCTTTAACACTCAAAAAGAAAAGTATAAACTGCCACTTGAGTCAAGTGCCACAGTTTTTTCAAACGAGGAAAAAGAAGAGTTTGAGTCGTATCGTGAATATACCAAACAGGCGAAGACTATAGGAGAGGAGAATAACCGTAAGCGTCAATGGTTTAGCCAAAAGACGGATGAAGTTTTTGATAGTGGATTCAAAGGTTTTGAGTTTGACATCAACGACAAGAAGATTACGTTTAATCCCGGAGAGTCTGCTGAGCTGAAAAAAAACGGAGCTACACCACAGAACTTTATAAATAAGTTTTTGGATGACTCAGGTTTGATTAAGGACGCAGTAGGTTATCACAGGTCGTTAGCCATCGCAATGCAACCCGACAAGTTTGCGAGATTCTTTTATGAACAAGGGCAAGCAGACGCTACAGACAACGTGGCACGTAAGATGAAAAACGTGAATATGTCAGAGCGAAGAGCCCCCGAGGTCTCAAAGAACGCGGATGGGATGCAGGTGAAAGCGTTAAACCCCGATTCAGGTAGAAGCCTGAAAATACGCAGCATAAAACGAATTTAAAAAGATTATTAACTAAAAAAACTATAAAACTATGGCAAGTGCCTTATTATCAACCCCCACCTACGCCCTGCAACCCGCAGCCGAGCAAGTGGCATTATCAACAAACTACATTACCAACTTCAACTTCTTGAATCAGTATCTTCCTGATACATATGAGAAAGAATTTGAGCGTTATGGTAATCGCACAATCGCTTCCTTCCTTCGTATGGTTGGAGCTGAGCTTCCTTCTAACTCTGACCAAGTAAAATGGGCTGAGCAAGGACGTTTACACATTAAATATCAAATCGCAACAGCAGGTTCTGCTCTAGCTTCTAATACAGGAGTCTTTGTAATTACTGACCCGGGCGCAACTACAGCAGCTATCCGCGTTGGACAGACAGTTATGATTCAAGCAAACACAACAGGTGTTTTCAACAAAGCAATTGTTACCGCAGTAACAGGTTTAACAGTTACTGTTGCTTACTACGAGAACACAGGTCAAACTTTTGCTGTTTCTACTATCTGTACTATGTTTATCTACGGTTCCGAGTTTAAAAAAGGAACTGTCGGAATGGTGGGTTCTTTGGAAGCTGAAGATTCTATCTTCTCTAACAAGCCTATTATCTTAAAAGATAAGTATTCTGTTAACGGGTCTGATATGGCTCAAATCGGATGGGTTGAGGTTACAACAGAGAATGGCGCTACAGGTTACCTTTGGTACTTGAAGTCAGAGCACGAGACTCGTTTACGTTTTGAAGACTATATTGAGACTTCAATGATTGAAGCGGTGCCTGCGGAGTCTACTTCAGGAGCTTTAGCTGTTCTTGGTACATCAGGTGGTACAGAAGGAATCTTCTACGTTGTTAACGACCGCGGAAACGTATGGGGCGGTGGTACACCGACAACTCTTCCTGATTGGGACACAATCGTATCTCGTTTGGATAAGCAAGGTGCTATCGAGGAGAACGTGGTATTCGTAAATCGTGGACTAAGTTTCGACATTGACAATATGTTGGCTTCTTTAAACGGTTTCAATGCTGCAACAGCGTCTAATTCAGCTTCTTTTGGTTTGTTCGACAACGATGTAAATATGGCGTTGAACTTAGGTTTCACAGGATTCCGTAGAGGTTATGACTTCTACAAATCTGATTGGAAATACCTAAACGACCCAACAATGCGTGGAGGTTTAAACACAGCAGTTGCTACCGCAACAGGTACAGTAACAGGTTTATTGGTTCCCGCAGGTTCGACATCCGTTTATGACCAAATTATGGGCAAAAACGCTAAGCGTCCTTTCCTTCACGTACGTTACCGTGCGTCTGAGGCTGAAGACCGTCGTTACAAAACTTGGATTACAGGTTCTGCCGGTGGTGCGCAAACAAGTGACTTAGATGCTATGGAGGTTAACTTCCTATCTGAGCGTTGCGTGTGTACTTTAGGTGCAAACAACTTCGTGTTATTCCGTTTTGGATAGTTCGATGTAACAATAATAGGAGAGCCTCTGAGAGGAGGTTCTCCTTTTTTAAAATAAACTAACTTAAATCTAATCTTAAATAAAATGAGTACAAAAGTAATAGCGACCGATAAGGTCTACAGATTAAAACACGGAACCCCGTTAGCCTACACTTTGGCTTCAAGAAATAACCCGCGTTTTCCACTTATGTGGTACGATGAGGAAAAAAATGTTAATCGCGCACTTAGGTATTGCGTGAATCAGAAGTCCCCTTTCGAGGACGAACAAGACGGGAACTATATATTAGAGCCAATAATCTTTGATGATGGATTCTTGGTAGTTCCAAAACAAAACCCCGTGCTACAGTTGTTTTTATTCTACCACCCTATGAACGGAAATGTTTTCGTCGAGGTGGATAAGGCTAAGGACGCGGCACAAGAGGTTGACGAATTAAACTTAGAGGTAGATGCTTTAATAGAGGCAAAGTCATTAAGCATAGACCAAATAGAGATGTTAACGAGAGTAATGTTTGGGAAAGACCCAACACTAATCTCATCGGCAGAGCTAAAGAGAGATATGTTAATCTTCGCTAAGAGAAATCCCGCAGAATTTTTAAAGGTGTTGAATGACCCCGAGCTAAAGTATCAAGCTAAGATTACAATGTTCTTTGAAGCAAAGCTATTGCAGCTACGCAACAATGGCAAGGAGGTTTGGTATAACACAGGCACAAATAAAAAGAAGATGCTATCAGTTCCTTTTGAAGCCGACCCTATGGATGTGGTAGGACATTTCTTAAAGACTGACGAGGGCATTGACTCACTTAGAATGTTAGAGGCTACTTTAGGATAGTCGATTGTCCGAGAGTGATTTGATTGGTTGGAGGGTACTGAAGAGTACCCTCTTTTTTTTGTATATTTGTAAAAATTATAAAGATGATAAACTCAGTAAGGAATACAGTGCTATCTATACTGAATAAGAATAACTATGGGTATATTAGTCCCTCTGACTTTAATTTATTCGCAACTCAAGCACAAATAGAGATTTACGAGGACTATTTTAGTAACTACAATAAGCAAATAGTATACGAGAATAAGCGTATTTCGGGTACAGACTACTCGGATATGATTAAGCCTATAACTGAGGTTATGGAGACGTTCTTGATGAGCGACTTTATTATCCCAAAGCTTACTGCGGCACTTAACTTGACAAACAATTATTCCTATCCATCACTTGTCACCGTTGGCTATGAGTCATATATGGTGAGCAAGGTTATTGTATACACAAGTACTTTGGCAAGCAATTATACAGATGGAGCGTCGGCGTTTAACCTACTTGATAGCACCGCTGATTTCATTACGGATGGCGTTAGTGTTGGGGACATAGTTGTTAACACAGATACGTTCCAAAGTTCAACGGTAGCAACGGTAACATCTGCTGTTGCCCTCGCTTTGAATGATAATATAATGCTCCTTGCTTCTAACTATATAATATACGCTGCTTCATCGTACTCAGAGGCTGAGAAGGTGACAAACGGAAAGATACTTATGTTAGCAAGTTCACTCTTGACAGCACCATCTTTGATATACCCCGCGTACACAAACATAGGGAGCAGCATAACCCTTTACCCTACTACCATTCAAGGGTACGGAGCGGTTAAGGTTGACTCTTTCAGATATCCTAAAGCACCAAAGTGGACCTATGTCATACTAACGGGAGGAGAGCCTGTGTTCGACCAATCACAGTTGGACTATCAAGATTTTGAAATGGCTGTTGGGGATGAATATAGGTTGGTTGCTAAAATCTGTCAGTACTGTGGTATTTCAATCAGAGAGACAGAGGTAGCTCAGTTTGGCATAGCTCAGCAGACTCAACAGGATGCAGTTTAATGTTAGTAAAAATCATAAAAGATGACATATATTTCGCAATATCAATACTACGATAACAACGGCAATAGTCCTTCCGATGCGAATTGGGGCTCCTATCAGTACGTTAGCCTTCAAGATATTGTAAATAATTTTTTGTTAATGTACAACGGCAACCACTCGTTGGTAAACAATGAGGAGCGTTTTAAGGTTTTGTTTCACGCCAAGCGCGCAGTACAGGAGCTTAACTACGATGCCTTCAAGGAGATAAAAGTATTAGAGCTAACCGTATCAACGAACTTGTTATTTGTCTTGCCATCAGACTATGTCAATTGGGTAAGGATATCACTTTATAAAGATGGGTGGCTTAGACCTTTGAGCGAGAACATTCAGACGTTATCATCAAGTGCCTACCTACAAGACAATCAGGGAAACATTCTATTTGACCAAGCGGGGAATATATTATCCCCACAGAACTCAACCATAGATTTAGACAGATTTAATAATACTAAAAAAAGTATCTACCTAAATCAAGGCAATCAGTTTAATGGGCAGTTGGGCGCTTGTATAGATGGTATGTGGTACTTCCAAGGGAGCATAGGAGCTTCTTTTGGGTTAAACACAGAGACCGCTAACTTCAACCCTACCTTTAATATTGACAAGCGTGCGGGCGTTATTAATTTCGACTCCTGTATGTCGGGCGAACTTTGTATCCTTGAGTATGTATCTGATGGTATGGAGAACGGAGACACCTCATCTATTACTGTCAATAAACTATTCGAGCAGTATATATACGCGGCGATAAAGTTTGAGATATTAAACTCTAAGTTTGGTGTCCAAGAGTATGTCGTGACAAGGGCAAGAAAAGAAAGACAAGCACTGCTGAGAAACGCAAAGATAAGAATAAGCAATATACACCCCGGAAGACTCTTGATGAATATGAGGGGTATGGATAAAATAATGAAATAGTATGAAAGACGCTTGTTATTCTAAAGTAAAAGCACAGTATGATGTCTTTCCTTCAGCAAGAGCTTCTCAAGCTATTGCTAAGTGTAGAAAGGGCTCGGGTGTTGTTAGAAAAACAGAAGCAGGGACATCTTTAAAAAGATGGGAGTCAGAAAAATGGCAAGATACTAAGTCAGGAAAAGCTTGTGGTGATGGTGGTAAAAATGAGTATTGCAGACCTACCAAAAGAATATCTAAAGAGACACCTAAAACAAAAGGTGAAATTACACCTTCTAAGTTAGCTGCTAAAAAAGCTGAAAAGTCTAGGGTAGGTATGGGTAATAGAGTTAAAAAAATATAACTATGGCAAAGACAGCAGCTTGGACAAGGTCGGAAGGCAAGAATAAGTCAGGTGGTTTAAATGCAAAGGGAGTCGCTTCATATAGGAAAGACAACCCCGGCAGTAAACTTAAGATGGCGGTTACTACCAAGCCTTCTAAACTCGACCCCGATAGCAAAGATGCTAAAAGAAGAAAAAGTTTTTGTAGCAGAATGTCAGGAATGAAAAGAGCAAACACAAGTGCAGAGACTGCTAATGACCCTAACTCAAGAATTAATAAAGCTTTAAGAAAGTGGAATTGTTAAATTAAATATTATGGCAAAGAAGCTGTCGCGTAATTTTATAGCAGGTAGAATGAACAAGGTAATGGACGAGCGTCTGTTACCCGAAGGAGAGTATATTGATGCGATGAATGTCAGAATGGGTTCTACCGAACAGGCTGAGATTGGTGTCATAGAGAACACAAGAGGCAATCTATCTCTCACGACACTCAGCTTCAATGGAGACCCTCTTAGCACCGACGCTCTTTGTATCGGAACGATAGAAGACAGCGCCAATGAGACTTTATATTGGTTTGTCCACGATGATAACTTTCCACAAGGAGCCACAGGAAAACTTGACCTTATTGTATCCTTTAATGTTCTCACCAACACTCTTACGTATCACGTTACGAGTATAGACGATGGCGGTGGTTTAAATACAACACTTAACTTCAACCCCACCTTTCTTATCACGGGGGTAAACATCCAAGCAAACTTATTGTTTTTTACGGATGACTATAACGCCCCTCGATTTATAAACACGGAAAGAAGTTATCCTTTGCCCGTTGCACTTATAGATGGCATATCGGCAGAGCAACTTTTGGTTATAAAAAAACCACCATTAGAGTCGCCTACTGTTACAACAGTTACATCAAGCGGTCAGGATAACTATATGGAGACTAGATTTATATGTTTCGCTTATAGGTACAGGTACGCCGATGGTGAGTACTCAGCCACATCTCAGTGGTCTGCTGTTGCCTTTGTTCCAAACTCATTTGAGTTTAGCATAGATAGTATGCTCAATGAGGGAATGATTAACTACTCTAACACCTCTTTAATATCATATAACTCAGGTGGACCGCTTGTCGTTGGCGTTGACTTGCTCTTCAAGCAGTCGGCTAACAATATAATAAAGGTTATTGAGAAGCTTAATAAATTTAATTTAGGTCTTGCTGATAACACTGTTTTCACCTACTCGTTTGATAACAGCAAGATATTTACAATACTATCATCGGCAGAGATACTAAGGCTCTATGACAATGTTCCAAGATTTGCCAAAGCTCAAACTATTATGGGCAACAGGCTTATGTATGGAAACTACGTCGAGGGCTATGACTTGGTTGACTATAATAATGTTCCAATAAAGCTAGAGTATGCTGCCTCATTAATCTCAACAGATGTTGGAATATCTGATTTGTCTACAAGCACACAAAGTGGGAACTACACCATTGATATCCTTAGTCCTCAGACAATACCTAGCGCTATTGGGTTTATTGACTTGCAGGGAAAAGTATTGACATCGGGCTCTCTTATAAATATTGAGTTTAATATAGTTCACTATGGATTTTCAGGTACTCTACCGTTTCCTCTAACTACAACTGCTACTATAAGTGTCGAGTTTTCTTTTTACTTATCAAACAACTACACATCAGTATACCAACTAGCAACAAGCCCTGAGTTTCAAGCAGCGGTTGGAACCATTGCTAACATAAAGCCCGTATATGACCCTGTTCCGGGAAACGATACGTCGTGTGACGGGACGACGTTTACGGATAAACAAAATTGTGTTCTACCTAATAACCTTAACGCATTTCAGAAGGTGGCAAGTGGAATAAGTGGTGTTGGTCAGGGGATTGATATTGTCACTTTTCCTTCAAGCAATTTAATTGGGTTTCAGTTTGTCGCTATGCAATACGACTCTCCTGCTCCTCCTGCTGTTCCTACACAGAGTGTATATGAGTACTACACAATACCGTTTATATCAGCTACCTTTCAAGAGCTTGCGAACCCACGAAGTCTACACAGCAACAGAGGGTACGAAATTGGTATTGTTTATATGGACGACTTTAATAGAGCAAGTACAGCATTGGTTAGTCCTAACAATACGGTTCACATTGCTTGTGGATTATCTTCACAAAAGAACGGTATTAGAGTTACAATACCACCTGCACAGATAGCTCCGAAATGGGCAACAAGATACAAGTTTGTTATCAAGCCTGATATGGAAAACTATGAGGTAATCTACACTAATTTATTTTTTACAGACAGCTCTACTAACGAAGCGTGGTTTTTCCTTGAGGGAGAGAACACGATGAAGGTGGAAGTTGGTGACAGGCTTATAGTAAAGGCAGACACAAGTGGAGTTGTTACAAACTGCGCGTACGCAACCGTTCTTGAAAAGTCTACCAAGCCGGCATCATTTATTACACCAATACAAGCGGTAGCTGTCCTTGCGGGTGTATATATGAAGATAAACCCAAACTCATTTAGTGTGGTTTCTGACCCATTGGCTACTATTAATTTTGGTAAATTGAGTGCCTTTGCGGGACTTACTGATTTGAATGGCGAGTGGGCTCAATTAGATTACCCTTGTAATATAACAGGTGCAGACCCTCTTAACCCAACTTGGACATATATAGATTATAGTGTTCCTGCAGGTAGCAGGGTTCAATTAGATTTTGATTGGATTCGTGGTGGAATTAATAGCGGATGTGAGGCTAGGGGTTATAGATATATAAAGACATTTGTATCCTCTTCTAACTACAATAACTTTATGGATTGGTGGAACGGAGACAATGTTCCATCCACATTAACGAGTGGTACGTCTGTAGATGGTAACTCATATATTGATTTCATTTCAACAGTTGGACCACTTGCTTTGCCAACAACTTTTAGCGACGCATTGGAGGTTCAGTTTTTTCGAGACGCAGTAACAAACCAACTGATACTTCAGTTTAACACAGGAAAGAGCTGTGGTGGTGGCGGAGATAAAGACGGGAAGAGGTTTTATGTTTATGTTACGATAAAGGTATTCCGTGCTATATCTACAATAATATTCGAGACGGAGCCAACAGATGCCCTACCCGATGTGTTCTTTGAGAATAACCTATCCTTTGCCATTGATAGCTTTGGCAACCACGAGGGGAATGTAACAAATCAAAATATAGCGGGAGGGACATCGGGGGTTGTAGATACAGAGTTCTTTAACTGCTTTTCTTTTGGAAATGGGGCAGAGAGCTATAAGATAAGAGACTCAATAATAGGAAGACACTTTACACTCGGAGAGAGAGTCACATCGGTATCCGCTCAGGACTATAAGATGGCTGATAGATTTGCCGACATAACATATAGCGGAGTGTATAATGCCGAGAGTAACCTAAACAAACTCAACGAGTTTAACTTAGGTCTCTTGAACTACAAGTACCTAGAGTCTTCGTTCGGTGAGATATTTATCTTGGATGGAAGAGAGACTGACGTTCTTGTCCTACAAGAGGATAAGATATCATACGTCTTGGCGGGTAAGAACTTACTATCCGACGCAGCGGCAGGTGGTGTTATTGTCTCTGTCCCCGAGGTCTTAGGGACTCAGATTGCACGCACTGAGAAGTATGGAATAAGTTTCAACCCCGAGAGCTATGTGCATTGGGGAGCTAACAGATACTTTACAGATGTAAAAAGAGGAGCTGTAATTCAGCTTGTAGGCAACTCACACGCAAACGAGACACTTAATGTTATCTCTGAAGATGGTCTTAGGACTTGGTTTAGGGATGAGTTTAACGCCTCGTTTAACACACAGAAGTTAGGTGGCTATGACCCTTATATGAATGAGTATGTATTATCTACCAACGAGAGATTAATCCCTGTGGATGATTTGTGTCTTGATTGTGGCGTAAAGCAAACCCTTACCCTAACACAGGCGATAGTTGATGGAGCACCACCATTGGAGCTTACCTATTCGTTTTGCGTAAATATGGGAGCGCTCATTGGGGATGCCGACCTAACGTGGACAGTTCTGTCAAACACGGGAGGAAACTTTCAGGTTAACGCTATATATAACGGAACTCCGTACACATCGGGACCTACAGCAGTATCGGGTAGCTTGACAATCGTTAAGGACGATATATCTGAGCAGACTGTCTTTGTTACAATAATATATACATCAGCGCAGTTAGTTATTAACATCATACAACAGTGTCCAACCATCGAGTCTTTGACTATAGTTGAGGTGGTTCTAACAAACAACTCAGAGGTAGGACAGAGTATTCACACGGGCTACAGATATACATACGGAACCTTTATAGGTGCACTTCAGTCATCCTCTGTTATATTTACAAGCAGCACCAACAATCCTGTTGTCTCAAGGTACAATGTTATTACGGGCAACGTGGGGAGCGGAGGATTCCCTCCTGAGTTTAGTGTAATGACGTTACAGACGAATAAAATTGTCCCCGATACTTTTGATTTTGATATACTAAGTGACAGGTTTTTGTACGCTAGGACAAATGTTCTTTACCCTAATACCTCTATGGGTATACAATTTATACTAACAGCAGCTACAGAAGCTATCCCTATCACAGGTGCTACTCCTTTATTTCAAGCACCCTTTTTGGTTCCTGCAACTGCGTTAGGAAGCTACCTATACTTGATATGGGACTTAAGAGATTCGATTCCGATAGAGCTGTGTTTCACAGAGCTATCTACGGTAAACGCTAAAAAAGAAATCTGTTGTGACTGTGAGGGTTGTTTTGATGAGTGTGTTCAAATATTTATACAAAATACAAGCACCGTCAACCCTGCTGAGGTTTTATTTCCTCTTGGTCAGAGTGTTGCTTGTGGAGGTGTTGATGATTCTCCTCTATCAATAGAGTTGAATCCGGCGGAAACTATATTTAGCATTTGTGTAACTAACAACCCTTCGGGTCCACTTTTATTTGAGGTGATATCAGGAGATGTATACGTAAGAATAGATTCTTGTACTTGTTAAAAATAAAACTATGCCTATTCAACAAACATATTTTTTAGATGCACCGTCACTAGCTAGTGCTACCACTATATACTACGATAGCTCTCTTACAGTGTGTGCTAACGACGGGTTTTACTCTGATGGCGTTATAACAAGACGACAGGTATCGTGTGTATTGCTACCTCAGCAACCTTGCCCGAGCTGTTCTTATCCTTGTGCTGTACCAATTGCTCCATCAGATGACTTAGGCGTGTATGCTGTAAATATAAATGTGTCTTCTGTTGTTGGTGCTATAATAATAAGATTCAACCCGCTAAGTTACCCCGATGGTATAAGAACTATATTAGGCTCGTCCGTATATAATAAGATAACATCCCCCGTTGATGGTCTCCATCAGAGCACCAACCCAATAGGCTTCACTTATATTGGAGATACAGCTTTTGATTGTGGTATATCAGGCACAACATATCCGACATTGATAAACTACCTATACAATGGAGTATCGTTTATTAACTTAGGCACAACGCAGTCCGTTACGGTTGCCGCGGGCGATGTCTCACTGAGTGCGGTGGCTCCCGGAAACTGTATGTTGGTTGTCCCAAAGACATCTGCTGTATCAGATATAATAAATATTGAGATAGCTACCGTTTGTGCGGGGGGCACTGATTGGGATTTGATTGTTGGGTGTGCAGAGCCGTTAGTTGGGTATAGCTCAACCGTTGTAGAAGAGACGAAGGTTCTTGCCTGTTTACTTTCTCCTACCGAGACATATTACAACGCATCTCTGAACTCAACACCGGGGATTGTTGGTCTATTTGACTTTGTTTATAGTGATGCTTATGGAAACTCTCCATTAGCAGATGGTTTCTATAAAATTCCTGACGGTGGTGGTGATATATCAATACAGGTCGCTGACGGTGTTGTTATTGTATATACTCTTTGTTAATAAATAAATATAATGTCAAACTACACACTAACGAATAGCGAGGGAGTCAAAGGATGGGTGTCTTTTTACTCTTATTACCCCGACTATATGGTCGGTATGAATAGTTATTTCTATACCTTCAAGGGAGGTAACTTATACAGACACAATACAAATAGCAACAGAAATACATTCTACCAAGATTGGTGGTCTGCCGTTGGTCTCCCATTGGGTGCTTTTTCTCCAACGACATTGCAGAGTGTTATTAATAATGCCGTCCTTGAGAATAAACTATTCAAGACGATATACCTTCAGGGAGATTCTATTTGGGATATGCAGTTAGAGACAGACCTACAGGTATCGGGATTTATTGATTCAGATTACTTTGAGAAGAAAGAAGCGGCATATTTCGCCTTTGTCAGAAACGACGCAGTGGGGCAGCTATCTCTAAGGAGCTTAAACGGAATAGGCAACAGCTTAACTGTTACGATTGGGGTTGGAATAGCAACAGTTAACTTTAGCATATCTCCATTGATATCTATCGGAGACATTGTTAGTATCGGTGACTACCTATATTATGGAGCATTGACACCGCAGCTTGTTGGTGAGGTGACGAATATAAACATAAACTACCCCGCAGGCGTAAACCAACTTGTCATAGATACCACAATCCCCGGCACAGTTCCCATTCCGGGAAACGTACAGTTTTTCTTGTATATTAAGAACTCTGTCGCTGAGTCTCACGGGGTCTTGGGTCACTATTGCAAGTTTACTATGCAGAACGATTCTAATAGTAAGATAGAATTATTTGCTGTTGAGGCAGATGCTATGAAAAGTTTTCCTTAAATTTAATATCTTTGCATACTATGGAGGCATTAATTGTTAGAAAGTTAAATAGTGCCGACTACGATAGTATTCTTGTAGGGTGGTGGAAGGATTGGGGATGGCAAGCTCCTTCGAAGGACTTCCTACCCGAAAACGGTGAGGGTGGTATAATTGTTTTTGACAACGAAGAACCTATCTGTGCGGGATTTATGTATATAACAAATTCAAAGGTTGCTTGGGTGGATTGGATTATATCGAGCAAGACTTATAATGTAAAGCCAAACAGAAAGGAAGCCATAAGACTTTTGGTCTCATCGTTGACTCAGTTCTGCAAGAGTTCGGGCAGCAAGTATGCCTACGCTTTGATTAAGAATAAATCTTTGGAAAAAGTTTATGGCTCTATTGGTTACATAAAGGGAGATAGTTACACAAGTGAAATGATAAAAATTTTATAAGATGGCAATAGCAACAGCAACAGCATTAGCAATAGGGGGTTTAGCTATCAGTGCGGCAAGCGCAACGGGGTCCTTTATTCAGGCTAACAAACAAAAAAAGGCTCAGAGTAAAGCCGAGGCGGCAGCGGCGGCAGCTATGGAAAATGCGCGTGCTAAGCTCGAGGTTAATTTCTACGATAAGATGGCTATCAAGAAGGAGCCGTACGAGCTACAGCGCGAGGCTCTTCTTGCACAGGGCGCACAGTCTATTGAGGCAGGCGTAGAGAGCGAGAGAGGAGCGGCAGCTACGGCGGGAAGGGTTCAGATGGCACAGAACGAGGCTCAGGCGGGTGTAAGAACGGCTATGGGCACTGAGATGGACGCTATTCAAAAGTTGCAGTTAGGAGAGGATTCCCGTCTTCGTGACGTTGGCGTTCAGCTTGACTTAGGCGAGGCTGAGGGCGCTCAGTTGGCGGCTCAGAACGCTCAGATGGCATCGGCACAAGCAACAGCTCAAGGATTTTCATCGGTAGAGAGTATGGCACAACAAGGGTTGGCGATGGCTCCTCTTTATATGAAGCAACCGCAACAAGGAGGAGGAGGTTCTCCTATAGCAACTAAAAATATGAGTCTTCCACAAGCAAATCTTACTATGGCTCCTGAGTTAGTTGGACCAACTAATCTTATGACACAAAAAAACATTAACAGTATTAATCCTTTTTCAATAGTTAATACAAGCGGGATACCACTTAACGAACCTATGTATGTACCTACGGGTTGGGAATAATTGATAATGAATAACTATGGCAGGCACATATTATAAGTACGCAGAACGGCAGGCAGACAGCTACGTCAATTGGGCAGAGATAGGGAACAATATGTCCTCTATGCTCGTCGAAGAGAATAAGATAAGAGAGGACAAAAAAGCTTACCTTGACGAGCAGACTCGCAAGAACCTTATTGAGATTAATAAGATTCCCGAGGGTAGCGATGTGAGTGCGAGAGCTGCGGCATTAGAACTTGCCGACAACGCATCTAAGTACTTGCTTATGCAAGAGAAAGAGTTCAAGGCGGGAAGGTTAAAGACAAAAGATTATCTTACAGGTCGTCAAAACACAATGGATGATATAGGAGCTTCTTTTGACACTTTAGAGGCATATCAAAAGGTCTTTGGTGAAAAAATGCAGCGGGGCAAGGATGGCATATCATCTCAAGGAGAGATGTTGCAAATGGCAAATGTAGAGGGATATGGTAATTGGAAGGAGTCGGGATTTATTTTTGACCCGGTAACAGGAAGAGTAATGGCTGCGAAGAGAGATGAGAAGGGTGTATTAGACCCAACAACAGCGGTAAGTATGAACCACCTAAACTCTCTGATACAGGGCAATTGGGACAAGGCTAATGTGGATGCTGACTTAGCTAAGCTTGTAGAGTCCTTTGGGACTTATATAAATGATATTCAAACAACAGCAGCAACTACAGGCAAACAAGGGGTAGTAACTACCAAAGAGGGTATAATGAACTCTTCAGATTTTGAAAAATACGAGACTAACATTATTCAAGCACAGCTTGCGAACCCTTACTATGCGGGTTCTGTCCTATTCGACTATGTTGATAAGGACGCGAGTGGTAAAGATTATTATCTTACAAATGATAAAAATGATGAAGACCCTGCGGCAATCCATCAGGATGGAACAAAGATTGTGCTTACTGCAGAGCAAAATAAAGCTGCTGAAGACTACCTTCGTATGCGGGCAAGGACTATGTACGACAGCAAACAAACAGTGAAGGTAGGTTCTACTACTCCTGACACTTCAGCACAATGGAAATATGAACTTGCTCAGAAGAAAGCATTAGCACAAGTATATGCCGATAATATAATAAAACTAATAACAGGGGACGATAAAGAAAGCTCTGACGGAGCTAACTACTTTAAAACTAAAACAGGCAATCAATTTACAAAGACAACGTTCAACGATAACGAAGGCGGGGCTTCGGGAACGTTTACTGTAATAAATAGCGAAGGTCAAACAGTTAGCTTTAACGTAAATGATGACCCAAATGAAATAGCAAAATCATTAATAGGGGCACTTGGTATTGATGAAAAAGTAGTAAGTGAAAGTGAAGTTGTAGCAAAGGTTAAAGAATTATTAAAAGGAAAACAAACGAACACAACTAGCGTTTTTGATACAGGACCTCCAACTAAAAAAAAGGATGAAGCACCAATGCCGACGGCAGCAGCAACCCCTATATACTTGCCGTCTTTTAAATTAGAACAAGACGAAGCAATAGAAAGTCTTAAAACAGCTATGGATGAGTTAGGTATAAAAATGGAAGCTACAGGTGTCGTTGCTGACTATGTTACATTTACAGCTCCGAATGGTATTATAGACCCTGTAAAGATAGGATTTGATATGGGAGACAAAGCAGGTGAATCTAAAGCTAAATTAGAAAAATTTATTACTGATTTAAAAGAAGCACAAAATAAATAATTATGGACGAAAAGTATCTGCAAGATTTTTATGGTAGTATTGTAAATAGAGACCCATCGTATCAAGGAAAAATGTCTTTTGAGAACTTTAAAGTGAATATGAACTCTTCTGAGTACTCACAGAAGATGTTCTCGTGGATGGGTGAAGAAGCTCCAAGTGGTGTTAACATAGATGCTTTTTTAGGAAAGGAACCCGTAAAAAAAAAAGAACCATCCGTTTCATTGCAACGTCTTCCCGAACAGGAACCTACTTTGGCATCTTCTTCAGAAGATGTTTCTTCGGCTTCTTCAAGCCAAAATAAAAACGCATCCTTAATACCGGAATTAATACCAAAGCCATCTGTCAAAGAGCAATTACCAATTATTTCTGAAGAGCAAATATCAAATGAAGAAAGAGATTGGACAAAAAAATATAAACAAGAGAATGAACAAATTGCTCGAAAGAATGAACAAATAGCTCGAATAGAAAAAATTGACAGCGAAAAAACAAAAGTTGATAAGAAAAAATTTGAGCAAGAGTTTGAGCAAGGGGCGGGTAATACTTTTGACAAAAACAACAACAAGTACCTTAACGATAGATTAAAAACAATTACTCCTGAGTTAATTACAAAAAACGAGGAGTTTGTAGTTCCTAAATTAAATTATCAATTTGGAGACTTAGGGTTTACTTTTGAAGAAACAGGAGTAGGTGACT